ATTTGGTCAGGTGGCGTGACCCCTGCCGCAAGCATGGCTTCTCTAAATTGATCTTCCGGGGGCGCGACTCTCTTTTCTGGCGCTGGTGCCCACGGTCCTCCCAAAACTTTTGTTAGATCAGCCATTCGCCACCCCGCCGCTTAAGTAGTCTGTGAGCGCTTTAATTACTCGATGCGTCGGATTCGCTTCTGTCTTGTTGATGATGTTGCGGATAGTGTTGGGGTGGATGTTTGTAACTCGTGCAATGACGGAAATTTTTCGATCTTTCAGAGCCGCGCGGATTTGTTCTAGTGTCATTTTCTTCCCTTTTTGTTAAAAAAATTGCATTCCGTTGTTGCAATGTAGCACATGCTTTGCTATAGTTCAATCACTGCGCGAACGGAATGGCCGACGGTGCAGACAGACGGAGTGACAAAAAATGAAATTTCAAATTGGCAAAACTTACAACACTCGCAGCGTGTGCGACTCTAATTGTGTAATCAGCGTCACAATTGAAAAGCGCACCGACAAGACTGTCACTTGCAAAGTTGACGGAAAAATTAAGACATTCAGAGTAAAACCGAATCATAACGGCGAGGAATTTTTCAAACCCTGGGGGGATTATTCTATGGCCCCGATTATGACGGCGAGGGTTTAATCATGATGATCGACCCGGATTTAGATTACCAACAGTACTTTGACGCTGTTGATTTCGTTGAGGAAAACAACAAATTAAACGGCGGTAGTTGGGACGAATGGGAAGACGCCCAGCATGTAGAGCTGCATTTCAATATAGAACTATGCGAGTGCGGGAAATGGCTAATTAACCGTGCCATTTTTACAAACGGTGCAACAGTCGATGACGACCTGCTGGCTGTAGAAAAAGCCATATTCGGCCAAAACTTGCCGCACTAAGGGGGTTACAAAATGGGCACATATTACGCGTATGTGAATGATTCAAAAAAAGAAATTATTTTTCCAGACATTGATGACGGAGACGGCGAAGCTGGGCCGAAAAAATGCAATTTTTTACGTCGAGATCATCCCATCCACGTTTTGTTATTCATCGCGTTTTTTTATAAGTGGCACGGGGACTCGGTTCGATTATGCGAAGACGGCGGGGAGGATGCTTATTACGAATACAAGGACGTAACCGCAGATTTGGTAAAAATTGCAAATGAAAATGAAGGCTTTTCTTTTGCGTATAGAAACAACGTGGAGAGTTAAAAATGGCAATAAATCTTAAACGTAGCTCACAACTCGCGCTCGATGGCGTAAAGCTGCTGGTGTATGGCCAGGCTGGCGCGGGCAAGACTTCACTAATAAAAACACTTCCGAGCCCTATCGTTTTGTCTGCAGAGGGTGGCTTGTTATCTATTGCTGACGCCGATGTACCTTATGTAGAAATTGGCTCGATGGAGGATTTAAACGAGGCTTACCAATGGCTAGTCAAAAGCGTTGAGGCGAAAGAATTTAAATCCGTTGCGCTTGATTCAATCAGCGAAGTGGCCGAGGTTGTGCTGTCTGCTGAAAAGAAATCAACAAAAGACGGTCGCGCAGCTTACGGGGAAATGAACACGGTGATGACTGAGCTAATTAGATCATTCCGTGACCTTCCAGGCCGGCACGTTTATATGTCCGCAAAGCTTGAGAAAGTTCAAGACGAAATGGGCAAAGTTTTGTATGGCCCGTCAATGCCTGGAAAAACACTTTCCCAAGGCTTGCCCTACTTTTTTGATGAAGTGCTCGCCTTGCGGGTTGAAAAAGACGCAGACGGTAACAGCCAGCGCGCCTTGATGTGTGACAGCGACGGAGCTTGGTTAGCTAAAGACCGGTCTGGAAAACTTGGACGGTGGGAAGCGCCAGATTTGGCGGCGATTATTCAAAAAATCGGTGGGGAAAATGAGTAATCAAGAAGACCTATACGACTTTTTTGCAGGTTTGGCCATGCGATATTTTTTAGAGCATACAAAACCTACGGAAGCACAAGAAGCAGGGATGGAGTGGGAGGATTTTATTGCTGCAAAATCTTATGCACTTGCTGATTCATTTATGAAAGAGAAAAAGGAGCGTAGAGAATGAACCAGGAAGATATTTTCAGACTATCCGAGGCATGGATATTGGCAAAAGATGCAGAGCGCCAAGCAACTGAAGCGCGCAGACAAGTTGAAGACGAAATGGCAAAGATATTTGGCATAACTGAGCAAATGGAAGGAACGATGAATGCAAAAACAACAACAGGCCATAACATAAAAATTGTCGGTCGAGTGTCACGCAAGGTTGATGCAGACAAGGTGCAGGAATTAGCCGCAGAGCATGGATTGACTGATCATCTATCTAGTTTGTTTCGCTGGAAACCAGAGGTAAACATGACGGCGTGGAGAGCAACCGCGCCAGAAATAACAGTGTTATTGGCCGATGCTGTAACCGTGACGGCTTCCCGTCCGTCTTTTTCAATTACTCTTGAGGATAAATAATCATGGCATTTTTAGAACACACAATTAATCTCGAAGACCTTCCAGTTTCTTCAAATACTGGCGATTTTCAACCTTTGCCCCAAGGATGGTATAGCGCAACAATAAATAAGGCTGAATTAAAAAACACAAAAGACGGAACTGGGCAATACATCGCTATTCGTTACGACATCACTGGCCCGACTCACCAAGGCCGCGTGGTGTTTGGTAATGTAAATATCAGAAATAAATCGGAGAAAGCCGAGGCAATTGGACTTGCACAACTTGGCGACATCATGCGGTCTCTTGGGCTTAAAAATGTTAGCGACACAGATCAGCTAATCGGAGGAAGCTTACAGATAAAACTAGATGTAAAAACAGACGAACAATACGGAACGAGGAACGAAGTAAAAGGTTATAAAGCTTCGTCCGATTCTATACAAGCGTCAGACGTTCCAACGTTTCAACCTTCGCCGCAGGCTAAGAAAGTTGCCGGCGATGCTCCACCCTGGATGAAGTAAAAAAATAGCCCCGGGACGACCTTCCGGGGCCAAACCACAGTTAGGAGAGTTACAGTGGAACAATACACTATCTCAGAGCTAATTGACAAATTCCACGAGAATCAACAAGAACCGCCCAGGCCGCATATGGGCGCGTCAATGCTTGGGCATCCATGTGACCGTTGGCTTTGGTTATCTTTCCGTTGGGCTGTAATTCAGAAATTTAACGGACGCATGCTGAGATTATTTCGTCGCGGGCAGCTTGAAGAAATGCAAGTGGTGCGTGATCTTCGTTCAATTGGCATTGACGTACAAAAAACTGGTTCGCAGCAAAGCCGAGTTGATTTTGGCGCGCACGTGGCTGGCTCAATCGATGGAATCGCTGAATCTGGCGTGCCTTTTGGGGACGGCAATCGGTTTGTTTTAGAGATCAAAACGCACAATAAAAAGTCATTTGACGCGTTAGAAAATGACGGTGTGCAAAGAGCAAAGCCCATGCATTACGCTCAAATGCAGGTCTATATGCTGGGAACGCGTATTGATTACGCTTTATATGTTGCTGTTTCTAAAGACGATGACCGAATCTATACGGAAGCTATAAAGTTTAATAAAGACCTTGCAAACTCTTTAGTAGAGCGCGGTAAGCGCATTGCTTTATCAGATCGCATGCCTGAGCCGTTGAGTGGGGACCCAAGCTGGTACGTGTGCAAGTTTTGCCCTGCATACGAGTTTTGCCATAAATCTCACGTTACGCGCGAAGTTAATTGCCGCACTTGCGCACATAGTACCGCCAAGACTGACAGCACTTGGCGATGCGAAAGACACGATGCCGACGGTATCCCTGTGGAGTTCCAGCGCAAAGGATGCGACAGCCATGTATTGCACCCGGATCTAGTGCCGTGGAAGATTCAAGAAGGCCAGGACGAATGGACTGCAATTTACATAATTGACGGCAAGCCGATAGCCAATGGCGAGCCAAACGAAACCACGTTCACAAGTCGTGAGATTCTTGCCAATCCAAAAACGTGCGCCAATCCTGATGATTTTATTAATGAAATACGCAAGGACGGCGGGAGGGTTACGGGGTGAATGGCTCTTTGTTGGTATATAATATTACTACCAACAAGGAGTTATCATGCGCCTTTTAAATCTTTCAGGAATGCGTTTTGAGCGTTTATTAGTGATTAACAGGGATACGTCACATATTGGCAAAAAAGTTAAATGGATTTGTGTTTGTGACTGTGGAAACAAAACAAGTGTTGATGGTTTAAAGCTAAGACAAAAAGAAACAAGGTCGTGCGGTTGTTTGCAGCGTGAAGAGCAATCTAAGCGTATAACAATTTCAAACTTGAAACATGGCCACAACAAAAAAGGAATGCAGTCAAAAACTCATAAATCATGGACTGCAATGATTCAAAGATGCACAAATCCAAAAAACACATCTTTCAACAGTTATGGCGGTAGAGGAATAAAAGTTTGTCAAAGATGGCTAGATTCATTTGAAAACTTTTTGCATGACATGGGTGAAAGGCCAGAAAAAAAGACTCTTGATCGCATAAATGTGAATGGCAATTACGAGCCTGAAAATTGCAGATGGGCAACTCTTTCAGAGCAACAAAGGAACAGAAGATGCAACATCAACAGTTAAGAGATTATCAAAAAAAAGCCATAGACCAACTCTACGACTGGTTCCGAGCCGGTAACGCGGGCAATCCTTGTTTGGTGTTGCCGACTGGTTCAGGCAAAAGTCACATCGTTGCTGCGTTATGTAAAGATGCTTTGCAAAACTGGCCTGAAACGCGCGTCTTGATGCTCACGCACGTCAAAGAGTTGATCGAGCAGAATGCAGAAAAGATGCGCCAGCACTGGCCTGGTGCGCCGATGGGAATCTACTCTGCAAGCATTGGGAAGCGTCAGATTGGCGAGCCTATTACATTTGCAGGTATTCAGTCAGTGCGCACCAAGGCAGACATGCTGGGCCACATCGACTTGGTGTTAATTGATGAATGCCACTTAGTCAATCACAAAGAGGAAGGCGGATACCGGACATTATTATCCGACCTGCAAGCAATCAACCCAGCATTACGCGTTGTGGGACTTACCGCTACACCTTACAGACTTGGTCATGGCCTCATTACTGACAAGCCTGCAATTTTTGACGATCTTATAGAACCGGTAAGCATTGAAGAATTAGTCTTTAAAGGCCACTTGTCAAAATTGCGTAGCAAAGTGACCGATTCAAAGCTAGATGTGTCTGGAGTTAAAAAGCGCGGCGGCGAGTACATCGATGCAGATTTGCAACGCGCCGTTGATACCGCAGATCAAAATGACGCCGTTGTTCGTGAAGTTATCGCAAGAGCTGGAGATCGCAAGGCATGGCTGTTTTTCTGCACAGGTGTTGCGCACGCGCAACATATTGTAGACGTTTTGCAACAGTATGGGATTGCTTCGGCTTGCGTGACTGGAGACACGCCAAAGGCTGAAAGAGCCGCAATACTCTCCGCATTTAAGTCCGGCAAACTAAAAGCACTCACTAATGCAAATGTACTTACAACAGGCTTTGATTATCCTGATATTGACCTGATTGCAATGCTGCGTCCAACAATGAGCCCAAGCCTTTACGTCCAAATGGCAGGGCGTGGAATGAGGCCAAAAAGTCACACGGATCATTGCCTTGTACTTGATTTCGCAGGCGTGGTTGAAACGCATGGCCCAATCACTGCCGTCCAACCGCCAAAAAAAGCTGGATCAGGCAATGGCGAGGCCCCGGTAAAAGTGTGTGATGAATGCAACGAGCTTTGCCCGATATCAGCACGTCAGTGCCCTGCGTGTGGATTTGAGTTTCCTGCACCAGCGCCAAAACGATTTGAGCTGCGAACGGATGACATCATGGGCATTGAGGCCAGCGAAATGTTAGTAACTGGCTGGATTTGGCGGAAACACATTAGCAAAGCGTCAGGAAAGGAAATGCTAGCAGTTACTTATTACGGGGCGCTGAGTGACAAACCAATAACAGAATACTTGCCAATTAATCACGATGGATATGCAGGTCAGAAAGCCATTTGGCTGCTTGTGCAGATGAAAGGCAAAAGCGGCGCGCCAAATACATTGGACAACTCTCTGGACGGGATTGCCCAGGCAATGAATGCCGGGGCTTTCCCGTATAAGATTAATTACAAACAAGACGGCAAATTTTACAGGGTACTAACAAGAGAATGGAACGAATTCCAAGCGAACACGAGGAACAAAGAGAGTTTGTCAAATGGTTCCGCCAGTCTTTCCCTGGTGTAAAAATCTTTGCAATTCCAAACGGCGGCGCACGTTCTCCAAGTGCAGCCGGTAAGTTGAAGGCTGAAGGCGTTTTAAAAGGTGTGCCTGATCTTTGCATACCTGCTTGGCGCACTTGGGTTGAAATGAAAAGGCAAAAAGGCGGTTCATTATCTCCAGAGCAAAAAGAATTCAAAAAATATCTTGAAAGTGTTGGTGATTTTGTCATAATTGGTTTAGGCTGTGAGGATGCCAAAAGGCAGATCCTCGCCTTGAAAGTGCTGGCGTAGCTCAGACGGTAGAGCTCTCGATTTGTAATCGAGCGGTCAAGGGTTCGATTCCTTTCGCCAGCACCAATATATTGGCTGAATGACATGACCCTGCTCCTCGTTAAGATTGGACGCATCGCATTGCCTCGCGGCATCGCTGGCCGCTACCGTCAGCGACTCAAATTGCAATCTTTACGGCATAAAGGCGTGTTGCAAATTGAAATGCATGACGCAGACGCCGACCAGATGGCCTCACGGCTTCGCCAAGCCTTCGGAAAGAATATATTGGGGTATCTATATCCGCGTGGATTAGAGATTAGCGTACTGGCCTATAAATCTGTTGAAGAGCATGACGACGATTGGGGCAAGGTTCAGGATACGCGTGGCAAGTTGGTGGATCCGGCATTCCTACATGTGGTTCTATCTGGCAGATGCACACTTCGCGTAAGCACTGTATCAATGGACATGTGCCGTGGCGATGTGTTCTTAATGAACCCAAACATCAAGCATGAGGTAACATCCAAATCGCTGTGCATGACGTATGCGATTGTGGTTCCGGCAGCGGAGACTTTGCGGCTGGCTTCTTAAAAACTGTTGCGCCAACAATTTACAACTTAATAGCAACGCCCGCCACGCCTCTTAACAATGCGCACCCAGGCGGGTTTTTTATTGCCCAAACAATTTTTTCACATTCTTTTGTTAAAAATGCTTGCATTGTGCGCGCACTGTGCGTAATATGAACACATCAACAACGCAACAACAACCAAGGAGCTGCATTATGCAAACACTTGAACAAGACTACTTTATCTACGACTGCAAGTTCATAGATGCAGGCCGCGAAAAGTTTGAAGATTGGTTTTTTGATTACAAAAACGAAAATTGGGATGTAAGTTTTGACGATGTTGTTAATGACATGATGGCCGACGCAGTTAATAGTGAATCAAACCCGTTTTATGTGCTTGACAAAATGTTTTCTTATGATTGCGGAACACATCGAATCGATCTTATTGAAAACATTGACTATGTGTTTGAGTATAAAAGTTTTGAATCGCACCGCCTTGAGCAATTGGCGCGTGAGTTAAACGAGCTACACAACATCATGCAGCAAGAAATGCAAAGGCTTGGTTGGTAACTTAATAACCGCCCTTCGGGGCGGTCTTTTGAAAGGGTAAAAAATGGAAAAGACAAAGCAACAATTAGCCCGGCGCGCTGTAAAAATTTTCCCAATGCATGACTATGCAGACCGCAGCACAATCATTCACCAGCGCAAAGGATGGCTACGTAGTGTGCTGCAACTTGGCAATAAGTGGATCCTTTACGCAAAGAAAGACCCAGACACGGTTGTATTTGTGTTTTGTTTAATCGCAACGCCTTTTGTTTGGTTCTTAGCATGAGGAAAAGAACAAAAAGGAAACACTATATAAAAGCCGTTCCATGTTTATTGCTCGATCACATTATGCCGGATGCAAAAATTGCTTTATATCAAGCACTTGATGCATTTAAAAATGGATGGGCGCAGCCTTTTCATTTCGACACGATGTTAGACGCAAGGGACATGTTGTTACTTGGCGCAGTTGCAAAAGAGCAAGAAGACATAGCCGAAGCTGCTAGGTCTTTCACGATACCGCTGTCAAATATCAAAGACAGTTGGGACGGTGAAAAGTTTTATGTAAATGATGAAGAAGTTGAGGCGTTGAAGATGCTTTTAGAAATGTACGACGATTTTTGGGTAGGTCAAACCGGCTTTTTGTTTCAAGAGGCTTTTTTAACTTTGAAAGAGTACAGAAAAAAACATTTTGAGAAGGAGCATACGCAATGACTTTTGCAGAATATTTGGCACACGTTCCAAAATCTTTAGAAGAACGTCGAATTGAAAACTGTAAGCAATACAGAAGGGAAAAGAACAACGAATATAAAAAGAAAATGAAGGCTAGGAAAGCACTAGAAAAACAGGAGAAACAAAATGTATCAATTTAAAGCAAAAGTGCAAAACGTTGTTGATGGGGACACACTGGATTTAGTTGTTGATCTTGGTTTTAAGATTAATACACAACAACGCGTAAGACTTGCGCGTATTGATACGCCAGAACGAGGGCAACCTGGATATGCAGCTGCACGTGATTTTATACGCGACGTAGTATTAAACAAAACGGTGATCCTTAAAACTGAAAAGGTTAGTAAATGGGGTTACTACTTGGCTGAGATTACTTTAGAAGATGGAAGAAACTTGAGTGATTTAATGATTCAAGCCAAATTTGCAAAGAAATATGACGGAGGGCATAAAGAATGATCTTAAGAGAAGCAGCACAACAGGCGCTTGAGGTATTGCATGAGATTGATTCTCCGATGCTTGTAAAAGAGATCGCCAAAGTAGGCAAGGCTATCACAGCCCTCCGCGCTGCTTTAGCAAAGTCAGAGCAGGATCCGCTGACGGATGAGGAGATTGAACAGTGCTGTTATGACGCTGATAAAAATGCAGACAACCATACTGACGAATGGACTAAACGATTTGCCCGCGCCATTGAGCGAGCCCATGGCATAGGGGGTGAGGAATGAAAACGCCTAAACGAATCCACGCAAAAGAAGTCGCTCGCAAATTGGCTGATTGGTGGGACGCCATAAACAAAGAAAACCGCGATCGTGGAGACAAGCAATACACGCTCGAATGGATGCTCGCTGATGCGTGGCTGAAGGGCTTTGAAGCAGGCCGCAGGGATGAGAAGCAGCGGAAGAAGGGGGGGGGGGGAAAGAATGACTGAAGAAGATATCAAAGCGCTGGCAAAAAGCGTGTGGTTGGCCGGCGATGACTATATAGGCCCAAGCTTCCGATCGCTCGCTGAGTTCGCTCGAAAAATCGAAATTGTTGTTAGCTCGGAAATGTCTGACTGGTACGAAGCAAAACTGCGCGCAAAAGG